TTGCTCCAAAAGCTGCACCAAAAGTTGCTGATGTCCACTGAGTTTGATCAAAAGTTAAAGTTGCAACATTTGTTTGATTTGCAACTACCGGATTGTTCAAAGTGTTTCCACCAGTTGTATATCCTGTTCCACTAACTTGGTTAGCTGAACCTGAAGTATATGTAGTGCTTGCTGTGGTATAAGGATTAGCAGTATATAAAGCTATCTTTATAGTATTACTAGTAAAGTTATGACTTCCTTTTAATAACTCTTGTGCGAATGAAAAAGGTACTACGTTTGCCATTGTTTATTTTCTCCTATTTATAACTTGATGGTGATTTAACGTTAAGTTGAGCACGAACTTCACCATCTTGATATTCGTCTCTGCGTCTGTTCCCAATTTGCTCGAGAGCATACGTTTCTAGAGCTTCGCTATATTCGCCCTTGTAGTATTGTAACATATCCTGTGGTCCTTTCAAGTACCCATATGCATTTACTAAACATGCGTATAAAAGCAAGTCCGAATATTTGTTTGACAAATATGTGCCACCTGTATCTGTTGTGATTGTTGGTGGTTCTTTGTCATAAGCTAGTGTAATTTCATAAGTCCTGTCAGGAGTTGGCGCTACCACCCAAAACTCTTCATCCCAATTTGCATAATATTTAGGTATATCTACCGCTTGAGTTCCAGGTGTAGAATAATACTCTGCCATAAAACTAGTGTCTCTTTGTTCTAAATAAAACTGATCACCCTCTGAATTTGTTAATTGTACATATCTAATAAATTTTAAATCAGCAGGTATAGTTACATATCTATTACCAATAATTAAATTTGATGTTGCATAAAATACACTTTGATCTGTGTCTATTGCTCTGTGTATTTTTAATTCTGCATTTTTAATTAATCTTTCTAATACAGTGTCAGATAGAACATTACTACCTACCTCTGTATAGTTTCTAATATCAGTTCTTAAATTATCTAAAGTGTATGCCATTATCCGTTTACTACTCCTAATGTTACTGGTCCTGCAGAACAATTATCTCCACCACCTGATATACCACCTGTTGTAGCATTACTAGTGCTTGTTATATGAAAATAATTTATAGGCTGTGTTAAAGGATCTGTTGTTGTAGCTCCTGTAATATTACCTGAAGAATCTATTTGTCCTAATGCAATTGTAAATCCTGATGCATTATTTAAATCACTTACGTTGTCAAATGTTGGGATAGTTGCAAAAGCTTGTAAGTTTTTTAATTTAGGTTGTTCAATTAAATCTGACCCAGCAGGTCCAGCAGAAGTTACGATAGGTGGTCCTCTAAATCTTACAGTTGAGCCGGCAGCTCTTTGATGATCTTCTGAAAAAACATTTACATAAGTTGTTCCAGAATAAATAACAGATGTAAATGGATTGTTGTCTAAAAGTATTAAACTTGTTTTAGATGCAGGTTGTGGTCTTGGATTAAATAAAGCTTGTGGATCAGAACCAACCGGTTTTGGTTCTAATTGTGGTTGCTTTGGTTCATACTCTGATGTGTGAACTAAAGATCCATTCCATTCTCTAACCATTTCATCGTAAGGAAATTTTAATCCTGATCTATCTGAAATAGCATATGCATATTTTCCTGATGCGTACTTACCCATTATACTCCATCTCCATAAAATGTTTGTGGTGAAATGAAAGTAGATGTGCCTTGATTATCTGCATCAAGTGCTCTTAATAATTCACTTTCATATCTACGTTCTAATTCTTGACTTCTATCTGGTGAATATTTTTGACTTAAATAATATGCAAGACCAGACATCATGCAAGGATAAAATCTATTTACTACATCAGATGTATAATTGTAAGAACCAGCATCTTGAATTTTTGCTAAATAATAAAAACAAAATTGAAAATTAGTTGGTGTTGTTGTGCTTGATACACTTGAACTTGGTGTTGTATATAAAAATATACTTGGATTAATTTTTCTTTCTACATAATATTGTGATGGTGTACCTTTAGCTAGTTTGTTTGGTGTTTGTGAATATGCAGATCTATCTATTTTTGTAAGAGCAATGTCTTGTGGTGCAGTTGCATCTGAATTGTTTCTATAATAAGCTTCTAAAACTGTATCTATATCTTGTGGAAAATTAGCAGAATCTGATGCAAAATTATATTCTGCCTGTCCTTCTACCAAAGGGACTTTTGCAAGTTTAACTTTCCATAAATGAACACCTCTGTTTCCCCACTCTTGAAACATTATATTAAGTGATCTTCTTGCAGATCTTAATTGATATCCTGTTCTAGCCCCATGCACGCCAGTTCTTTCAAAAGCCTCTTCAATAATATCATCTATTTGTGGATTAAACTCTGCTTCATTTGATGTTGGTGAAATAGTTTGTGCAGCGTTACCCATGCCGCTGTGTGCTGTGCAATAATAAAATAAAACAGGTGCACCAGTTTTTTTAACCGGTGCAACATTAATTGTTACTTTAGCTCCAGTTGTGCCTGGCGTTCCTGTTGTAGTTACACCAGTTGTATAAGCTGCAGCTGGTGAATTATTAGGGTTAGTTGAAAAAGCTAATTGATGTGTATCATTTGTTGTATCAGATAAATCAAAAATATAAGTACTACCTTCATCTAAGTACAAGACAGGGGCTAACTCACCGTTAATATAAAATCTATTACCGGTTCCGTATTGTGTTGTACCCGTTGCTACGGTTACTGTGTAAGTTATTGTAGCCACAATTTACTCCTACGTAAACGTTATAGTAACACTTGGTGTAGCCGTTAAATCTAAATAAATTCCATCGTCAAATAAAATTCCAGAACCAGGAACATAAAAATCTATTCCTTCAGATCCAAACTCAAATGTAGCTATTGCAGTTCCAGAAGCTCCACCAGTTTTAAAAATTATTTTAGATCCTGATGCTCCTTCAGCTTGGATACCTGTAAGTCTAGCTCTTTGTCCTGTAGGAACCATTTGTGCGTCAGCTGTAGCGTTGGCTACCTGTTGGTCACTTGAATATGATGCCATTGTTTCTCCTTAAATTATGTGTGGGCCGAAGCCCACACTAAATTGATTATTAGAATCCAGTTAAATTATTGTTTTGTGCGTATGTAACAACAATTCTTGCTTTTCCTGCACTTGCAGAATTAGCAACTGTAATACCAAAAAGTTCAATATCACTAGTTCCAATATTATCCCAAGCTCCAGCTGAAGCTTGTAACATTTTTAATGGTCCTACTGCTGTAGCAGAAACGTTATGAGCTGCTCCAATGTTTGTTGGAGTCCCTGTAGCATTTCCAATAGCGATTGTAGTTGTAGAAGAGCCTGTAAATACTGCTTCCACTACAATATCAATATTGATAATTTGACTGTTTGCAGGAATAATAATTCCTAAAGCAGTCGCTGTAGTCGTTGCGTGAGTTAAGGCAACATCTGATGATTGAGTCATTACTACTTGACCAACGTTTCTTACGTTGTCACCAAGTGTTGTACCTGTTGTGTTTGCAATCGTTCCCGCTTTAATTGGTCCCGAAAATGTAGTTGATGCCATAATTATATCCTCCTAGTTTCCGAACATAGTCTCTAGGCCGTCGACTATACGCGTCTATGTTCTAATTAATTGTATAGTACATCTTTTATACATTACAATTGTATAGAGCGCAAGAGGGCTGTGATTTTGTGTTGATTTTGTGTGTAGCTCTTAAGTGGCTACAGAAACTTGTGGTTGAGAAGCTTCTATTTTATTTTGCAAATGCTCTTTTTTAGCTTCTGCAATTTTAATATGGCTTATTACTTCTCTGACTTTTCTGTCAATCTTAACCATATTAAGAGTATATCTACCCTCTTTAAGATGCTCCTGCTCCCACTCTAGATCCAGACCTCTCTTCTTCGTGTAAAGGTCGTTTAGGTGTTGCATTGTCTCCTCCATTTATAACCTCCTCATAGGTTATTCGGTTGATCCTGGAATCATGCATTTCTCCAAGATATTCCCATTTTATATCACCTTTTCCCAATTTGTCAATAATAGCGTTTTCTATATCTAATGGGCCATCCATACAAGTAACTTGTATTTCCATTTTATATTTATACGCATAGATTTTGACTAAGAAGTTTTTCATATTCACACCTTATATACGAAAAAGGGGCCGTTTTGAAGCGGCCCCTTTAAATTTATTGATTATGTTGCGTTTGATCCAAAGATACCTCTAGGGTCAGAGAATCCGAATACGTATCTCTCTCTAGCTTTGTATCTTACATTACCAGTATCAAAG